AACATTCCATTTAACCAGAAGACAGAGATTTTTGAGAAACTATTCCAGTTAGGAAAGCCATTTATGATACTCATTAGCAATCTCTCAATTCTGGACACAACTAAGAGGTGGGAGTTATTCTCAAAGAATCCATTTGAGATAATGGTCTTTGATAAGAGAGTGAGATATTTCCTAGATTATGGAAATCAAGAAGAGTATACAAATCCGCCATTCAACTCATGGTATGTATGCTCAAAAGTCTTGCCAGAAAAAATTATTTTTGAAAGGCTTGACAGACAGTAATTTATGTGATATACTATTATCACAGCTTGAGGATAGGGAGTTGAAAATTTCCTCTTGACAAGACTGTTCAAGTATGTTATAATACATACATAAGGCTCAGACAGCAAATATTCAAGCATTTGACGGTTAATCAAAAGTAGCTAGAGACGAGCCTTGTAGGAAGACGCTGACAGCAAATTCAATTATGTTTAAGGGTAAAAACAGAAAGGGTGTCTAGTTAAAATGAATTTTATGAACGCACTAGAAAAGGGACAAATTTCTCACACAGAGAATGGAGCAGTAGGAAATATCACTACTGGAAGTAAGCTAGTAGATCTTAATTTCAAGATTCCTAGTTTTCGTAATGGAATTGACAAGTACGCATTTATCCACGCGCTAAATGAGGATAGGCTACTTGCTCTAAAGTGGCTACTCTATCTACGCGATGTTCGCGAGGGAGTAGGAGAGCGCAAGTCATTCCGCGAGTTTGTAGTAGCACTTGTGGATTATGACTTAGAGATTGCAAACACATTCATTGATGGTGTAGATATTGCAGAATATGGACGATGGGACGATTATGTAGATATTGCATATCGAGTACAGAATGATTTCATTCGTAACCTCATTCTCCATAAGATTGACACACAGTTCGCACAAGATATGCAGAACATGGATGATGGTAAGCCAGTATCACTCCTTGCTAAGTGGCTTCCAAGTGCAAATGCAAGCAGCAAGGAGACTAAGGGTAAGGCAAAGATGATTTGTCGATACCTACAATTCACAGAGCGTGATTATCGTAGAACTCTCTCTGAACTACGAGCATACATTGACGTTGTAGAACGTAAGATGTCTGCAAACAAGTGGGGAGATGTGAATTATGAAGGAGTACCATCAAAGGCTAATGTTCTATACAAGAACGCATTTAGTCGGCATGACGAGGAGCGTAGAAATGAATATCTTGAATCACTAAAGAGTGGTAATGCAAAGATTAACGCAAACGCTATGTTCCTTCATGATATTGTTCATGCTTACACAAAGGATTCATTTAGTCGCACATATGTAAAGCGAGAGGACACAACCCTAGAGGAGATGTGGAAAGCACAAGATAAATGTGATGGGTTTGAGAATACACTTGTAGTAAGAGATGGTAGTGGATCAATGATTTGCCCAGTTGGTAATTCAGGTGTGACCGCACTAGAGGTAGCAACAGCAATTACGCTCTATTGTGCAGAGAATAACTCTGGCGAGTTCCACAATAAGTTCATCACATTTGGCTCTCGACCAAAATTCTGTGATATTTCAGGGCTTAATTCACTAAAGGATAAGCTAGAGTATTCATATCGCGAGGCAGATTGTTCCAGTACAGATATTGAGAAGACTTTCAAGTTAATTCTTAATACTGCTATTGAGAATAATATACCACAGGAAGATATGCCTAAGACTGTACTTATTGTGTCAGATATGGAGTTCAACATCGCTCAAGGTTATTATGGGGAGAGAAATAATAGTCATTTGTTCAAGGGAATCCAGAGGGATTTTGAGGGACATGGCTATAAGATGCCAAAACTTGTGTTTTGGAATGTAAATTCTCGCACAAATACTATTCCTATCACAGAGAATGAGAATGGAGTAGTGCTTATGAGTGGATTCAGTAAGAATCTCTTGCAGATGGCGATGTCAAGTGAGACAGATCCATATAAGGTGTTAGTTGCTCAACTAAATAAGCCGCGATATGAGATTATCTACAAGATTTTCAAAAATATGGTTTGACAAGAACACAGAAATGTGTTAAACTATAAGAGTAAAGACGCAAACAGCAACTTCTATTTATTAAATACTTTGACTTGAAATCAAATCCATAATTAGAAAGTGCGTCTTGAGAATTAGGCACATACAGCAAATTCTAATATAACACAAATCAAATTATAACAGAATTGGCAGAGATATATTGGGGCGTGCCTAGAGATGATAAACCTCAATATATCCGAAAGACGGGAATTAGCACCGCAAGTTATAAAGCGGTAGGTCAAAGGGTTAAGACAGGCTAATGAGTTTAAGCGATTATCCGTGATTGTCGGCGGGGGCAATCTAAAAATCCTTTAATTATGGGGCTGTAGCTTAACGGAAGAGCATGGGTCTTCTAAACCCAAGGTTGCAGATTCGAGTTCTGCCAGTCCCTCCATATTAAAAAATATCTAGGAGTTATTATGAATATTGGAGATGTTGTGGGCAATAAGTGGAGAATTATAGGAATCTGTACTGAAAAAGCAAATGATGGTCATAAATTATTTAATGCAGAATGTGTTGATTGTGGCTTTAGGAAAGATAGGGTTCTTTTAAGCACATTAAAAGCTAATAAGGGAAGTTGTAACCATTTTATTCGAGGATGTTATTGGCATTCTGCTAGATTGAGAAGTATCTATAGTTCAATGTTTGATAGATGTTATAATTCTAAAAATATTGATTATGTTTTTTATGGCGCAAAGGGAATAAGGATTTGTGATGAGTGGATAAATAATAAACAGGCATTTAATGATTGGGCTATTGAAAATGGATATGAAGAGGGATTAACCATTGATAGAATTGACCCAGATAAAGATTATTCCCCAGAAAATTGTAGGTGGGTTACTGCAAAATATAACTCAAAGTGGAAATCTACAACTCACTATATAACAGTAAATGGAATTACTGATAGTGGTAAAGGATGGGCAAGGAGATTAGGTCTTGGTATAAATTTTATAAATAGATATATAAGAAATCGTGGTATGTCAGAATGTATAAGATTTATTGAGGAGAATCTAAAATGAAAGAGTTCGACAAAGAGATGTTTGATAATCTATGCGAAAAGTATGGAGTAGTAATGTCAAAGGAATATGACCAACCAATGTTTAAGAATAAGGATGGAAGTATAGTACCTCTTGAAGAAAAACATCTAAAGAAGATGCTAGAAGATATGATTAAGTAAAGCGTGTGTAGTTTAATGGTAGAATGTTGGTCTTCCAAACCAAGGGTGAGAGTTCAATCCTCTCTACACGCTCCACGGCAGGATGGCGGAATTGGCAGACGCATCGAGTTTAAGCCTCGACGGGCATACCCGTGAGAGTTCGACCCTCTCTCTTGCCACCATGTGGGTGTAGTCTAGTGGTAAAACCCGTGTTTTGGGAACACGAGTCGAATGTTCAATTCATTCCACCCGCACCATAATTTGTTAATAATATAGGCTCAGACAGCAAATGCACAATCTGTATGTTTATTTGGAATAAGAGTATAGAGAGCCTAGATAACATAAAAAGACACAAACAGCAAATATCATCTAAATTGGTTTTGAAAATAATTTGAAGATAGATAAGTGTCTTGTGAAATTGCTCCTTTAGTATAATGGTTAGTACAATAGTTTTGTAAACTATGAATATCTGTTCAATTCGGATAGGGAGCACCATATTCTCTCTTAGTTCAGTTGGTAGAACAACTGGCTGTTAACCAGTGGGTCGCACGTTCGAGCCGTGCCGAGAGAGCCATATTAGTTTAGGAAGGTAGCTCAGTTGGTGAGAGCCAGAATCTTATAAATTCTAAGCCCTAACAAGGTATACGTCAGTTCAATCCTGACCCTTCCTACCATATTTTTTTATTAGTAGAAATTATGAGTTCACACACAAAAAGAGGAGTGTTGATAATATGAAGAAGTACGCAAACTCTAAATCAATGTATTCATTTTATGTAAAGACACGAAAGATGAATACCCCAGTAGTACCTGCTATTCCAGAACTTATGGAATATAAGGAGAACAGACACAAGAAGAAAAATTAAATAACAAGGCGGACTCACGGCGGGCAAAGTGAGTAGGGATTGGGGTGGGAATATGATAACACCTCCTTTCAAAACGGCATAGTCATAGGCAGTAAAAAGAGAACCAAAACGGCATGGTTCTCTTTTTATTTGACATAAATGTTTTTATGTGGTATAATAAAACTAAATGAAGAAAGGGGGAGATATATTGTTAAATGAAAAGGAAGAAGTATTCGTATCAGAATATCTAAAATCACGGAATATACTGCAATCATATATGAGAGCATTTGGTGTAGATAAAGATACGGCAAGAAAAGAGTCAAGAAAGTTTTTTAGACAGAAGCACATTCAGAATAGCATATTTGAATATAAGGCACAACTAGATGGAGACTATAACATTGACGTAAAAGAATATATAGAATTTTTACTAAAGGGTGCGTTTGCAGATGTTGGTGATTATGTAAAATTCGGGCAAGAAGAAGTTCCTCAGTATAATTCAGATGGTACAGTAATGATAGACCTTGATAGTGGAGAGCCAATTACAAGAAAAGTAAATAGAGTATATCTAGCAAATAGTGGAGATGTAGATACTAGCTTGATTACTGATATAAGTAATGGCAAAGATGGTGTTAAAATAAAGCTAGTAGATAAGATGATGTGTTGGAATAGACTACAGGAGTTCTTTGGTTGGGCAGATGATAATAATATCAAGGAGAACCTAAATACACAAATTCTTAAAGCCATTGTTGGAAGAATTGAGGATAATTGGAATAAGGATGAGGATGTCTATGAGGAACTTCATGAGACATTAGGAAAAGATGTCTAATAGAAAAGATACTAAACAAGGAACTTTTTATTTTCAACCATTTTCAGATAAGCAAATGAAAATACTTACTTGTTGGCAGGATAACAGCCCAGTACAAGATAAGTTTATGGTTGTGGCAGATGGTTCAATTAGATCTGGAAAAACTGTGGTTATGTCATTATCATTTGTATTATTTGTAATGAATAATTTTAGTGATATGAACGCAGCAATATGTGGTAAGTCTGTCGGTACAGTAAGAAGAAATATAATACCAACACTAAAGCAGATGCTATTAACTATTGGATATGAGTGTATAGATCATAGAAGTGAAAACTATCTTGAAATAAAGTATGATAATAAAGTTAATTATTTTTTTATATTTGGTGCAGCAAACGAGTCAAGTCAAGATATGATTCAAGGTTTGACATTATGTGCATTATATATTGATGAAGTAGTTCTTATAAATAAATCATTTTATTATCAGGCATTGGGTCGTTTATCTGTAGATGGTGCTAAATGTTTCGTAAACTGTAATCCAAACAGCCCCTATCATTGGTTTTATAAAGAGGTTTTACAAAAATTAGAGGATAATGATGGATTATATCTACATTTTACAATGAAAGATAATTTATCTCTTAGTGATGAGGTAAGGAATAGATATGAGAAGATGTTTAGTGGGGTGTTTTATGACAGAAACATTTTGGGGAAATGGGTCGTTGCTGATGGCTTAATATACACCATGTTTGATAAAAATGTAAATATAGTAAAAGCAAACAAGGTTCCATATGAGGATATTATTCAGTGGGCAATCGGCGTTGACTATGGTACTCAGAATGCAACTGTATTTTTACTTATGGGAAAGACATATGATGATAGTGTGTATGTTTGTAAAGAATATTATTATAGTGGACGGGATGAAGCAGAGAAGCAAGGAACACCAGATGTTCAAAAAACAGATCAAGAATATACAGAAGATTTAAGAAAGTTTATCGAGGATGTATATGATTTAACAGGAAAAACATACAGAGATATTCCTATTGTAATAGATCCATC